TAGAAGAATTGCGAATGTATCATAGGAAGGATGGTAAAATTGTTCCTGCTAATGATGACGTAATTTCAGCAATGAGATATGCTGTTATGTCATTAAGAAAAGCAAGAGTAAAAAATTATGAACCACCCCAACTATATTCAGATAGCGATTTTAATGTATTTGCATAATGCCAAAAGAAATTGAAAAACGACTAGCTAAACAAGCCCGTAAAAAAGGTTATGGAAAAAAAAAGACAGATAGATACGTTTATGGTACTATGCAAAAATTAGGTATGTTAAAACCAAAAAAGAAAACAATAATATAGGAGTAACAATGGGTGGATTTGTAAGAGCAATAGCAAAAGCAGTATTTGGATCACCAAAACAAGCCGCACCTGTTCAAGTAGTTGAACAGCCTAAAACTGTAACTGAAGCAGTTGATACAGTAAAAACTGATAGGCAAAAATTAATGGGTGCTGGTTATGGTGGAAGTACAATTATGTCTTCTGCTTCTGGTGTAGAAGATGAAGCTAATGTAGCTAAAACTGTTTTAGGTGGCGGAAGAAAAAGAAAAATTAAAGCATAGTGATTGAAACAGTTACTGACGAGAAGTGGAAAAAACGTGTTGGCGACTATATAAAAAAAAATGCTTACATATCAGCAGATCTTGGTGAACAGTTTTCTTATATTGGCTTTGTTGAAGATGACAAAGTTTTAGGCGGATTTTTATTTTCTGATTATGACGGCAACAACATTTGGGTACATTTAGCATTAGAAAGCCCTAGAGTTTGTAGTAAAAATCGTATAAAATATGTGTTCCAATACGGATTTAAACAATTAGGCTGTAATAGAATGACAGCTTTGTGTCGTAACGGTTATGAACGAAATGAAAGATTGTTAAGTGGCACAGGATTTGTTAAAGAAGGTGTTGTACGTAAATGTTTTAATATTAACGGAAATTACGTTGATGGGGCAATTTACGGAATGTTGAAAGAAGAATGTAAATGGTTATAAAGGAGTAATATGGGATCAAAGTCACAACCACAAATGCCACCACCAGTAGATCAATCTATGTACGATCAAACTGCTAAACAAGAAGCGGCGTTAGAAGCTGAAAAACAAAAAGCATTAAGTACAAAACGTAAAGGTATGTACGGTACAATTTTGACAAGTGGAACAGGTGTTGAGGAAGAAGCGGCTACATCTAAAACATTATTAGGTGGCACTAAAGTATAAATACTATGGCAACATACGAGTATATTAAAAAGCGAGTTGATGCTCTAGCATCTGATAGAGGAACGTGGGAAGTAAACTGGCAAGAAATTCTTGATTACGTTATGCCACGTAAAGCAGATGTTGTTACGTTAAGAACAAAAGGTGAAAAACGTACAGAAGTTTTATTTGATAGTACAGCTATTACAGCAAACAATTTATTAGCGGCAAGTTTACAAGGTACACTTACATCACCATCATTACCTTGGTTTAGTGTTAAATTAAGAGATGAAGAAATAAATGAAAATCGTGATGTGCAGTTATGGTTAGAAGATACTGCAAAAAGAATGTACGACACATTTAATGAAACAAATTTTAATACTGAAGTACATGAGATGTATCTTGATATTTGTTCAATCGGTACTGCCGCATTATTTGTTGAAGAAGGTAATAAAGGTTTTGATACAGACGGTATTCATTTTAATACATTACACATTGCAGAATATTACATACAAGAAAATATAAATGGTAAAGTTGATACACTTTACAGAAAATATAAATTAACAGCTAGACAAGCTGTTCAAGAATTTGGTGAAGAAAATGTTGGTGAAAAAATATTAAAAGCGGCAAAAGAAAAACCAGATCAAAAATTTAATTTTATTCATGCTGTAGAACCAACAGAAGATTACAAAAGAGCAACAGGAAAAACATCTACTAAATTACCTTTTCATTCATGTCATGTTTGTGAAGAAGATAAAATGGTAGTTAGAACAGGTGGATACAATGAGTTTCCATATTTAGTACCTAGATGGTCAAAAGCAACTGGTGAAATTTTTGGTAGATCACCAAGTTACAATGCATTACCAGATATTAAAACTTTAAACAAAGCTGTAGAGATTGGATTAAAAGCATGGGCAAAAGCTATTGATCCACCATTACTTGTTCAAGATGATGGTGTTGTAGGTAGAGTTAGAATGACACCTGCGGGTATTACAGTTATTAGAAATGATGGTGCAGTTAAACCATTACAAATTGGATCTAATTGGCAAATAACTGATATGAAAGAAAATCAATTAAGAACTGCAATTAGACAAGCATTCTATTCAGATCAATTACAATTACAAGAAGGCCCACAAATGACAGCAACAGAAGTACAAGTTAGATATGAATTAATGCAAAGATTGCTTGGGCCAACATTAGGTAGATTTCAATCAGAATTTTTAAATCCATTAATTGAACGTGTGTTTGGTATTATGTATCGTGCAGGTGCATTATTACCAGAACCAGATATTATTAAAGGTTCTAAAATTGATGTAGAATATTTAGGGCCATTAGCACGTTCACAAAGAATGGAAGAAGCAGTATCTATTGAAAGATTATATCAATTAGCAATGAATGTTGCACAAGTTGATCCTGCTATTATGGATAATATAAATCATGATGAAGCAATTAGATTAAGAGGAAATTTATTAGGTGTTCCTAAAACTGTATTACGTGGTAGAGATGAGGTAGAAGAAATGCGTAATGCACGTGCTGAACAACAACAAATGGCGGCAATGGCACAAGAACAACAAGCACAAGCACAAGCTATGAAAACACAAGCGGAAGCATCTAGAACTATGGCAGACCCAATGGTACAAGCGGCTGTTACAGATACAGCAGAAGAAATGGGAATGACAGAAATTGAATAATGGATTTTGACAATAAAGATCATAAACAATTAAAAACAGATTACCAATCAACCTTTGATACAAAGGAAGGTAAAAGAGTGTTGGCTGATTTACAATCAGCTTACTATCATAGATCATCACATACAAAAGGTGATCCATATGAAACAGCATTTCGTGAAGGACAACGAAATGTAATAATCAGAATAATCAATTTAATCAAGGAGGATAAAGATGTCTGATGAACAAATGACCACAAACGACAATCCAGTACAAGAAGAACAAGTTAGTACGGTACTTGGATCGGGAAGTGACAATCAAGATTGGAAAGCATCACTTTCAGACGAGTTAAAAAATGACGCTACTTTACAAAACTTTAAAGACATAGAAAGTTTAGCTAAAACTGTAGTGCATCAACAAAAAGTTTTAGGAGGCAGAATACCGTTACCTAAAACAGATGAAGAATATAACGAACTTTATACTAAATTAGGAAGACCAGAAGATCCTAATAAATATGAAGTTAATATTCCACAAGATTATCAACAATATTTTAAAAAAGAAAATGTTGATGAGTTTAAAAACGTAGCGCATAAAATAGGTTTAAATAACAAACAAGTAAATGCGTTATTAGACTATCAAGTAAATAGTATTAAATATGAAGTGGAAAATGAACCTGCAAGTATGGCGGCAGAAAGAGATCAAACAACACAAACATTAAAACAAGAATGGGGCTATGATTATGATAAAAATATTAGAGCCGCAGAAAGAGCATTAAATGTTTATGGTGATGATGAATTAAGAGATCTTGTTCAAAATACTAATGCTGGTAATAATCCTGCTGTTATTAAATTCTTTGCTAGATTAGGTGCTGAAGTAACAGAAGATATGGCTAAAAATACACAAAATAATAGATTAGCTGTATCACCTTTAGATGCAAAAGAAGAAATACAAAAGGTTATGAATGATGCAAATCATCCTTATCATAAAGGCGATCAAATGGCTGTTGAAAGAATGCGACAGTTACATGAAAAAGCCTATGGTAATTAAGTAACATTTGTGATATATTTACAACACTAAATTCGCCCTTTTAGGATAACGAATAGGTAGCCGTGATGGCTTTAAACTTCCGATTGATCGTATCGTTTACGATAAGGTTTCCCGTAAGGACAAAAGCCGACACACGGAATATAGTATAATGCATTTGTATTATGCTCTCTATTCTTAAACTTAATAGGAGGACTTAATATGTCAACTCAAATAACAACTGCTTTTGTAGAACAATACAAAAGTAATGTGTTTCATTTGGCTCAACAAAAAGGTTCTAGATTAAGAGATGCGGTAAGATCTGAAAGTGTAACAGGTAAATCACATTTCTTTGAAAGAATTGGGTCAACTGCGGCACAAAAAAGAACTTCTAGACACGCTGACACTCCAAGAGTGGACACGCCACATTCTAGAAGAAAAGTAACTATGGATGATTACGATTGGGCAGACTTAATTGATCAAGAAGATAAAGTAAGAATGCTTATTTCGCCTCAATCCGAATACGCTAAAGCTGGTGCTTACGCTATGGGTAGAGCAATGGATGACGCAATTATTGCGGCGGCTACTGGAACTGCTTATGGTGGAGTTAGTGGTGGTACAAGTATTGCATTACCATCTGCTCAAAAAGTAGCAGTAGCAACAAGTGGTTTATCATTGGAAAAATTAATCAGCGCTAAAGAAATTCTTGATGCGGCTGATGTTGATCCAGATGAAGAAAGATATATGATTTGCACAGCAAAACAAATGTCTGATCTTCTTGCGTTAGAGAAAATCACTTCTGCTGACTACGCAACAGTTAAGGCGCTAGTACAAGGTGCTATTGATAGTTTCATGGGCTTCAAGTTTATCAGATCAGAAAGACTTGGAACTGACGGAAACGGTGATAGACAAGTATTAGCTTTCACTAAATCAGCTATGGGTCTTGCGCTTGGTAGAGATATTGCTACAAAAATCTCTGAAAGAGCAGACAAGAACTATGCAACACAGGTATTTTTATCTATGACTATCGGCGCTACAAGAGTAGAAGACGAAAAAGTAGTAGAAATAGCTTGTTCGGAATAAAGGAGATAAATTATGGCTAGTGTAAAAGGTTCAAATTTTACTAACATAACTGCTGATCCTGTTGTTAAAACATCATCACAGTATGCTCATGGTAAAATAAGAGTAATATACGATACATATGAAGCATCTTCTTTGGCTAATCCGTCTGACATTTCAGTTGCAAGATTACCAAAAGGCGCAGTAGTGTATGACATTGTTGTACATCATGACGCTTTAGGTTCTGGTGTAACTTTATCAGTAGGTGATAGCGGTAGTGCAACAAGATACATTGGTGCAACTGCGGCGGCAACTGCTGGAAAAATAGTAATGTCAGAAGATGGCGCTATTGACGGTTTCGGATATGAAAATTCATCTGAAACAGATGTTTTAATTACTACAGGCGGTGGTGCGGCTACAGGAACTATTAAAGTTGCTGTAATGTACGCTGTTGAGTAATACATAACAAACAATTAGAAGGGGCGATATATATTGAATTATAGTCGCCCCTTTGATATATTAAGAGATTATTATGGCTACAGAAGTATCAATTTGT